AATTGCCTAAAGATAATTTTAATTATTTAGCTGCTATTGAGGCATTTTTGTTCTCTATACCTCGTAGAACAGCTGAGCAAGATGAGATTATTGAAGCTAAGCGTAGAGTATTGCATTTTCTGAGTGATGAGATTTATAATCCTAATGCTTATAATAAAGCTATTGCTGCTGCTAATGTTAAAAGTACACCATTTATTCAGTGTAATTTGCAGAGTCCTGTAAAAATTGAAATACCAAATGATATTTATTCGTTGGACTATTCTTTAAATAAACGTAATCGTGATCCACCTTTGATGAATGTTGTTCATGATGATAAAGATGTACAAAATATTGTTGATAGATTCTTCTATGTTTTTGTTGATAAACAAAAACTGGAAGAAGCTAAAAGTATAAAAGTGTTACCAACTACTGCAGATGTATATGAATGGTTGTATTCTCGAAATGAACGTGTTAAAGGAATTATTGAAAATATGTTAGGGATTAAAACTGTTGATTATTTAATTGATGCTAATTTGGTTAATTATGATGTTCATATGAAAGTTAAGGTTAAGCCAAAACTTGACGGTAGTCATTTGTTTGAAGAACCTGCTGCTCAAATAATAACAGCTATGGATAATGAGTTATCTGTGGCTTTTACACCTTTTATTAAATTGGTCGATTTTTATTTGAAGTACGCATTGAAGAGTCAATTTTTAATTAATGATGGTATTAATATTAAACATTTGGATTGCTTTATTAATACTATTTGTAGTAAAGGAGACCATCAATTTTTGGAAACCGATTTTTCTAAATTTGATAAATCGCAGGAATCTTTAGCGTTAGAAATTCAGTGTGAAATTTTTCGTCGTCTTGGTCTTCATCAAGACTTTGTAAAATTATGGTATAAAGCTCATTTGGTTAATAAATTGAAAAGTAGAAAGTTTGGTGTTAAGATTACAACACATTATCAGCGTCGGTCTGGTGATGTTTTTACGTTTCTTGGAAATACTATTGTTTTAATGGCTGCTTTAGCATATTCTTATCCTTTGGAGAATTATTATGGAGGTGTTTTTGGTGGTGATGATAGTTTGATAGTTGTTAGTGATAAGATTGATATAAGTAATGATACTAATATGTTTGCTGAACGATTTAACTATTATGTAAAATTGGAGCCAACTCAACATTCTGTTTGTTTTGCTTCAAAGTTTTTGATTCGTAATTACTTTGGTATGTACTATTTTGTTCCTGACCCTGTGAAGATGTTGTTGAAGATTTGTCGTAATGATTTGACTTGTTATAGTCATTTGCAAGAATTTAGACGAAATTATTATTTAATGGTAAAATTATTTGTTAATTCTGACCTTGATATTTTGGTAGATCAGGTTTGTGCTAGATATCATAAAATGCATTTTAGGAGAGATCTTTTAATGAGAGCCATCTTAGGTTTAGAAATTTTGTTATCTTCCGATAGAAAATTTTCTAAATTATATAAGATACCTATGAAAGCATACCTTTATAGGTTGGCGCCTTCTTTACGTGAA